GCGGGATGGTATCAATAGCACCCGTCATGCCCGTCTGTTCGTAATAGGTTAAGCGCCTAATCGCACGATCCATTTCAGTCGCGAGCCATTGCGCCTTGTCGTTAAATTGTCTTGGTGTATCGCCATCAAATAGCCCCTGCCCAGGGTTCGGCACCGATTTCATCAATCGAACCGCTTCTGACGGCGATATTGCAGCGCCCGACATTTCATTCAGGAACCTGTTCATATTCATGTTCGCTGCGGCAACAAATTGGTTGAACCCTTTATACCATTTCTTGTCGCTGTCACTTAGGAGCGCAGGGTTCCACCTGTCTTTCATTGCCATGATAGCGCGGGACGCTTTCCCGCCAATCGTCTGGAACTCAGGTCTAAATAACTCCATGATTCCGGCGACACGCGAACCAAGTTCGGATGACGCTAACCGCATCCCTTCAACCGTAGTTTCATTTGTCGAAGTCAATGTCGGGTCTGACCCGATTGTAATCGGGTCGCCAACCGACACACCCATTGAATTGGGTTCAGGCAGAACCGCCGAAGCGGGTGGCTGCTGCGGCGCTGCGGCGGCTGGCGCAATGCCGAAGTTATTCGACATAAAATCATTCTGCCCCGTTGTTCGGGCGGGCGGCGGTGGTGCGGCTGTAGGCTGTTGGCCGGATTGCTCGCCCCAAATATCAAGCGACGGCTTTCGCATTGGTGTCGTAACTGGCGTGCCTTCAGCATTCACACCAGATACGAAACTCAAGTTAGAGTTCTCAATAATATTACGCGCTATTTTTGCCTGCGGGCTATTCGGGTCAATTTTACCCTCTGCCACTCCTTGAGCAATTGCGTACGCCTTGCCTACTTGCCCGCGCCCGTAGTCTGCTGTCGAACTTTCGGCATTAAGCTCTTGCTGCTCTAAAGCAATCAGTTGCTTCTGGTATTCCGTCATAGGCGTTTGTGCAGGCGTAGCCTCGGCAAGAAATGCCTCGCGGTTGCTAAAGTCGCGGAAGTTATCAAGCGAAACGTTCGGCCCGAATTGCCTTTGAACCGTACTGACAAACCCATTCCATTTCTCAGGATTATCCGCAGACGCCGCGCCCTTGAGAAGAATGCCGCGCACCTTTTCGCGCCGCTCGCTGTCCATCTGCGTTGCAGCCATTCCCGACTTCATATCGCCAGCACCGAAGGCAATGCCTGCCGCGCCTTTGTAATCGCCGCCCTGTATCATGCCGCCCATCTGTGACAACCGCTTGCGTGTGCGGCGTTCGTCAATGGCTTGCGTGATACCGGACAACGCAGGCCCGATGTCAGGAACAGGTACGTTGTAGTCAAATGGGTTTGGCATTAGTAGACACCCCCACCAGCGGGGACGACACTGCTATTTCGCAATGGCCGATTGAAATAGCTTGTCAACCCGCCCGACACCAAGTTCATAACGTTATTCGCACCCGCCGCCCGCGCATTCGCAGCGCCAAGAACGCCGCCCGCTTCGGCCTGCCCGATTTGCGTATTTTGCCCAAGGGCCGCAGACATGCCGCCCGAACGGATATTCGCCCGATTTGCGGCGTTACCCATAATCGCGTCACCCTGACCAAGCACAACACCGGACAAGCCTTGAGCGCCTTGATAGCCTTGGCTCATAAGGCCGGAAAGACCGCTGATATAATTGCCGTATTCCTGTGACCCAACGCCTTGTCCATACTCAGTCAACGCCTTGCCCTGACGCCCTGAGTAAAGACTGCCACTAGCCGCCGCAGAACGGTCCAGAGCCTGTACGCCTTGGTCTAGGCGGAACTGGTAGCCGGGTGACGTTTCAAAGCCCTGCATGGCCGTCTGTGCGGCTTCCTGGCCGTTTAAACCGTACAGATTAGACAACTGCGTGAGCGATTGCTGACCAACGTCCGCATAGGGCCGATAGATATCCGCCGCCTGCTGAGAGTGTCCAAGAGCATCGCCAAGCGCGGTGTCCATTTCGGCAAGCGAATCGTCGGTGTACCCTCTCGCCATGTCCATGCCCTCGCGGGCGGTCTGCGCTTGAATCCTGGCCGCTTCTTTGGCCGCTTTAGCCTGTGTGCCGCCGAATAAGTCCGAGAAGAATCCCATGACTGTTATGTCTCCTGGATATCAGCGGCTTGAAGCGCCGCAAGAAGTGCGTTGAAAGCTGTGACTATCTCAGCGTTGGTGCTTGGCTCAGCGAGGTCGGCCACATTTGCAGCCGTGCGCTTCGATACTTCCTCAAGACCGCCAAGATATCGGTGATATGGTTGAGATAGCCGGTTGCGCTCCTGGTCCATAACCGGAGTCGCCGACGGCGGCATGATATGTTTCTGTGCCATTATGGATCGATCATTTCAATATCGACGGCTGCACCCGTCAGCCCCCTGATAACCGGGGCCGACATGGATATTTCCCATATCCGCCCGTCTTCCAGGGTTTGGCCGCAGCGATTGAACACCACCCGCTTGCGCCGTTCATCAACCGCACCGACAGTTTCTGTCCGTTGTGTTGACCATGAAAAGCCGTTGTCGTCCGAAAACCGCATCATTACCAAAGGATCGCTCTCGTGGTCGTCAAGCGAAACAAGGCCCGTCCCCGATATCGTATCGATAAATAACCTGTCCACACTCACCCGGTTAGGATAAGCGTGCATGGGCGACGTTCTAAGCGTCCACAGAAGCGTATTCCCGGCTTCCGTATAGGTGTCAGGGTCAACGCGATACAAAAGCCCGCTGGCATAATCGCCAACTGCAAGAACGCCATTGATATTGACGAACTGTTCGCCCCGCCACCGGGCTAGCTGGTAGCTTTCCCGCTCATGCCATAGGCCCGTCAGGCCGTCGTAAACCCATGTCCAGTTTGCAGCCGATAAGATATAAAACTGGTGCCCTCGGATTGAGTAGGCCGTGGCCGTGATTGAAGTCTTGTCTGCCGTGTCGAAAATGTCCCGTTCAACCGCATGGGTTGATATTCGCTCCGGTTGATAGCCATTCAGCACCCTTACCGTGCCATCCGACGCGACGAAGAAAACAACGTCGTTCAAATCTTTCACAGTATGGGCGCAAAGTAGTCCAAGGTTCTGCAACCCAGTGCCAGGGATACGCTCAAATGGAAACGACGCGCCTGTATTAGACCAGAACTCAACCGACTGCGGCCCAAAGAACAAAACCTCTGTTGTGCCGCGAGCGTGGCCGACTGTCAGCCCGTCAGGGTTCGCTTCAGCGGTCGCGAAATCAAGCGCGTCAATTGCTGTGCCTTCGTCAATCGATGATATGAAAAACCGACCGTCCGATATCGTCCAGATAAAATAGCCACCCTGATAGGTCACGCTGTTTGCGTTCGGTAAATCAACATCAGAAATCGACGACACAACGTCGTTCTCAATAATGTATCTCAATCCACCCGATACTAGCGCAATCTGTGGTGTGGCCGATTTTCTGTTTCGCGCCGTGAAGACAGGATCGGACCCTGGAAACGATCCGACATTGGTAACACCGCCGCCGCTGTCAACCTTGAAGACAATCGTGCCGCTAATGACATAGCCAACAGTGTCAAGCGCGATAGCGCCTCTCGTCACACTGCCACCCGTCAATGTCGCAAACGACTTCAGACCTTCAATCGAATAGATTGGAAACTGTATCTTGCCGCCCTTGCCCGCTTGTTCAGCATAGGCATTAACCAGCCTTGCTGATGTATCCGGCCCGTAACGACCAGGCTCTGATTCAACGCCGAAGTCGAGCGGTACGACCTTACCCATATCGAGGTTCCGGCACGAAACGAATCTCGTCTTCCCGGTCTTCGTCAAGCGCCGTTTGAAGCAGAGCTTCGGCCCGCATAATCAGTCGGTCAGTGACAGGACCGGAACGCCCATAGTCATCCGCCAACCGGGACGCCAACTGATAGCCGCAAACTTCAAGAAATTCCTGACGAATGTTTATGTCGTCATCAAGCGCGTCTATGTCATCAATCCGGGCAACGTAGGTATAGTTGATTGTCTCGTCGTCTACAGTGCCATGCAAAGGCCACACATAGAACGCAGTCGAGGCCCGCTGGTAATCGACATAATATTGCGTCGGGATGCCGGAAGCCGTCTTGTTGGGAAGGTCAAAGTATTCCTCGCGCGTCATAAGGATCATCGGCGTTTCGCTGTCCTGGTCGTCAAACCGCGCCGATATGACCCTATGCGGTTGAGGTGACAGCGTATAGGACGCCGTAGCCGCAACAACCGTGATTGAACCCTCGGTCAGGAGCCACAAATGCTCGTGTTTCTGCCAGCCCTTGAGCATGACGTTAAGCTCGCGCATAGCGTCATTCGCCATTGCCGACAAAGCGGTTTCGCCTTCCGCCAAAACGCGCAGCTTCTTGAGCGCATAGTCAATGACCTCTCGCGCGGTCAGGCTGTAGTCAATCGAACCTGATAAAGCCATTACAGACTACCTCGCGTAACTTCGTTGGCTGTCAGAAAGTTGTCGGTTTCTTCAGGGCGCGGGTCGGGAACGTTCTGATTGTCCCGCTTGCCGCGGACAAAGTCCTGCGGGTGGCGCGGTTCCCAGTCCTGTGCGCGGACGCGATAGCCCTGCCATGTCTTCACGGTGTCTGAAGCGTGAACCTTAAAGCCAGTGAAATCACA